CCCCTTAGAACGGTATTTCGTCTTCGTGGTGTTCGCAGCCTAGCGCAATGATACGCGCGGGCGGGCGGGCACCCCCAAACTTGCGGCAACCTTCGGCGGGTTCGTCGAAGTGTTCGCAGTTTAGGCACGTTCGCGTAGCCTTGTCAAGTTCCTTGCGCATAGCGTCGGTTAGCTGCGTGACAAGGATTGCGACCGCCCCGTTACGGTCGTCAAGAATTACGTTCTTCGGGTTCGGTTTAGTATTCATAGCCTAACACTTCCGGGTACTTTTTGTTTGTCCAAACACGAATGCGTCGCGGTACCCTAAGCTGCGATACGTACATAAGTGCTTCGTCAACCGTTGACGGGGGTTCGCTTTCGTGGCGTTGCCGCCACCATTCGCGGGCTTTATGGCCGGGCATACCGCCCTTTTCAAAGTGCAGCCATTCGCTAAAACGCTGCAACCCGCTATAGTAGTCGGCGCGTAGACTAACCGCGCCCGTGTCGCGCTTTTCGTGCTTGTTGTACATTACCCTAGACACGTCGAAGTATTCGACTACGGGCGCGTCGCTGCGTATCAAGTCTTCGTTAGACGCGTGCGCCGTTAGCTTTTCCTTGCGCGGGAATTCGACCCCGCAACAAATACAGTGCGTCGCCGAAGCATGGTTATAGGTGCCGCACGCGTCGCATATACGTACGGGCGCGTCGCCCGGTACGCCGCTTTTCTTCTTCGGTATGCACGGGTCGTTAATCGGCCCTAGCCTGCGTGTGTTGCCCGCGAAGTCAAGTACAAGGCAATCGGTCTTCCCGGTCGCGGGCGACGGGCGAGTACCCCGGCCTAGCATCTGCACCCAAAGCCCCGGCGAAGTCGTCGGGCGAAGCATTCCAATTAGGTCTATCGGCGGGTGGTCAAAGCCCGTCGTTAGAACGTTGTTGTTGACTACGGCGCGAAGTTCGCCCCGCTTGAACGCCGCAAGTATTTCGTCGCGGTTCTTGGTGCCTGCGTGTACGGCTGCGCTAGGCACCCCGAAGCCCCGTAGCATTTCCGCGACGTGTTCGGCGTGTTCGACCCCCGACGCGAAGATAAGCCAAGCGCGGCGGTTCCAACCGGCTTCGCACAATTCCATAAGGGCGCGGTAGGTAACGTCTTGCTTGTCTACGGCGGCTTGTAGCGCGTTTTGCGTAAAGTCGCCGTTCTGCATACCGACGTTAGATACGTCTAGTTCTGTGACGGTTTTGCGCGGGTACAGGGGCGCTAGGTAGCCTTCGGCAAGCAACCGGGCGAAGCCGTCAATAGTCGTCATGTCGTAAGACACGTATGTAAACAAGCCGCCGTCGGTTATGCGACCCTGCCCCAAGCGGTAAGGCGTCGCGGTAAAGCCTACGACCTTTAGCCAAGGGTTAATTTCGCGCAAGGCGTCAATCGTCTTGCGGTACATGGTTTCGCCGTTCGGGCTTACTAAATGGCATTCGTCGATTAGTACAAGGTCGCGGTGCCCTAGCGCGTGCGGGTTCTTTTGTACGCTTCCGATACCTGCGAACAAGATACTTTGCATAGTATCCCGTTGCCCTAGCCCGGCGCTGTTAATGCCCACAGGGGCACTAGGCCACATTTCTACAATCTTCTTCGCGTTCTGTTCTACAAGTTCCTTGACGTGCGTTAGATTGACGAAACGTTGCCTAGGCCACATGGTTATAGCACGTTGCATAAACCCGCCGATAACAAGCGACTTGCCGGTACCTGTGGGCAACGCCACAACAGGATTACCGGCATTCTGTCGAAAGTACATAAAGATACTTTCTATAGCTTCGTCTTGGTACCAACGTAGTTGCACGACGTTACCCCGTGATAGGTGCGTGCCGGTCGCAACCGGCCTTAATGTAGTCTTTCGGTATCACACTTTGGTAGACGTTGCAATACCATTCGCCGCCGTCTACCGGCTGCGCAGCGACGCAGCTACGGCAATTCCGTTCGACGGGTTCGTTACCAAAGCAAATGCCCGCGAAGTGACACGACTTGCACTTTTGGTACGTCGGCGACGCCGCAATCTTTTCGGGCGGAACCTGCGACATAACTACATCGGTCGCTTTGCGTTCAAGTTGTTCGCCTAGCGTCCAATCAAGTTCGACGACTTCTACGTGTAGGTCGTCGTCGTTTTTGCAGATAGACATATACAGGGCGTACTTGTAGCCGTACGACCGCCCGTACATAGACATTTGCGCGTAGTGTTGCGGGTTCGTAAGCTTAATGCCCTTTTCCTTAAGTTCGGTAAAGCCGCGCCCCGTTCCCTTGGTCTTGAATTCAAGTAACATGCCGTGCGGCACGTTGTAGCGTTCGGGCGGCATTCCCTGCCCGTCAAGCGACCCGCCGAAGTGCCCGTACACCCCCTTAATTCGGTATTGGCTTTCGCCGTCGGCTTGGTGTTCGACGACCTGAAAACCGATACCCCGCAACCATTCGATAAACCGGGCTTCTTCGCGGTGCCCGCGATTGAACAGCCGAAGCATACGACCGCTATAGGCTTCGTGCCGTAGCCAACGAAACGAATTCCAAAGGTAGCGGCTGCATTCGTGCCCGATTAGCGACGCGCCAAGGTGCGACCTGTGCCCGTCGTCGTAAGCCGATTGGCAATACGCGTCAATGTCGGCAAGAATGCGCCGGGAAAGTTCCTTGCGTGCGCCGGGAAGCGCAAGCGGGTCATTCGGCGCGGGGCTTCCATTTGCCGCCGCGTTTCCGCCGATAGGTAGCGGTACGTTGTCTTCTATTTGCAGCATCTTCTAGCGCCTTCTTCTTTGCTTCGTACGCTGATAGCTTGCGGTAGTACCGCGACGCCTTGCGTATGATAGCTTCAAGTTGTGGTTTCGATAGTCGCCCTATGTGCGCCGCGTTGTCGGGTATACCCAACTGTCGCGCAAGCCAATCGTACGCCGCGTCACGCGTGACTAGCTTGTGTTGCCAAAGCGGGTCAAAGACTTCGTGCGCTTTCATGCGCAATAGGCGTGTTTCGGCGTCTGCCATATACCCAAGCGGTACGCGTGTGCCTTCGTGACAGTACACGCTTGCTTTGCAGTCTAGGCATACGTACACCGATTGCCCTTGGTGCTTCGTGTCTTTATAGTATCGAACCCGTTTGCTATGGCAGTTGTCGCACTTTTTGGGCGGCGGTAACGCGTCGGTTATCTTCGCCATTGGTGCCCCCGGAAAGTACGGGGGCCGAAGCCCCCGTTAGATACGCCTTTCCGTTAGGCTTTAGCCTTGCGGGGCACCCCAAGGGGCACCGCCCGGCGCACCGCCCGCCGGGGGCTGTTGCTGCGTCCAACCGCCGGGGCCGGGCTGTGCCGGGGGCTGTTGTGCCGCCTGCGTCGGGGCACCGCCGCCCCAAGCCGGATTGCCGCCGGGGGCCGGCTGTTGACCCTGTGCCGGGGCACCCCAACCGGCGGGCGGCTGTTGCGCCGGGGCGGGCTGTTGCGCAGGCGGTTGACCCCAACCCGCCGGGGGTTGACCCTGTGCCGGGCCGGGCTGCGCATAGCCGCCGGGGGCACCGCCGAACGCCGGGGCCGCGCCGGGCTGCACCCCGAAGCCCTGTTGCGCCGGGGGCTGTTGCTGCACACCGCCGAACGCGCCTGCGTTGCCCGCCGGGGCGGCACCGGCCTTGCCGGGGTCGTTGCCCATTTGGTCTTTGTACGCTTTCACGTCGTTGCCGGAATTCCCGTTTTCACCCTTCGTCACTACGACGCGAACTTGAAACGGGATATTGTGCAACTGCGAACTATCCTGTACGCGGTACACGCCGGTAACATGGCAGATAGCCGACAATTCGCCGTAGGCAATATCGACCGCCTGTTTATTCTTGTTCTGCACATTAAGCCGAATGAAAATCGGCTTGTTCGCGTGCGGCCCGTCAATGACGATAGCCTTAAGCTGCAAGTACGCGCCTTCGCCGTCTTTCGTCGGCTTAATTTCGCTTTCGCGGATTGCGACGTTATACCAACCTTCCGGCACGGGTTCAAACCCGGTATTCGGTGCGACCTGTGAAGCGTCAAAGTTAAGCTGTACCATTGTCTTGCCCTTTCGTGGCTTTGGTTACGACATGCACTTTGCGAATAGTGCGGCTAGGTCGCACGGTTCGCATTCGGCTAGGCGTCCCGACCTGTCGCGGGCCGTAACGTCTAGGGTAGCCATAGTACGGATAGCCCGCACTTGACCCGCTACACCGGGCACTTGCATTAGCCCTACGTGTAGAATCTCGTCGTAAAGGTGCGGTACCTTTACGTTAAGTTCGTTGCCCGGAAAGTACGGGCGCTTGACGGCAAGCCCGCCGCCTTCCTGCGAAATGGATTGTTTCGCCACAAGGTAGACGTGCTTGCGCTGCATATAGTACAGCGTGCTAACATGCGTCATAACCTTTTCGGCCATGTCGCCGTAAGCCTTCAAGCCGTGCTTGTGCTTAATCAACGCTTCCGACAAGTATATTTCCGCCATTTGCGAAATACTGTCTACGGCGATAGTGTCGAAGTTGTGAACTTCGTTCGACCCGAAAGCCCATGCAAAGAATTCGTCGATTGCCGCCGGGGTGTACGCTTCCCATGTGGGCAAATCGCTATCACGCAGCGACAACAAGCCCGGTTCGGTCGCGCATAGTACGACACGCGGCGCGGTCTTGATAAGCGGCGTTTTGCCCGACCCCGGCCCGCCATAGGCTACCGCCTTAACGCCGTATTGTGCTGCGCACGCGTACGCGGGCCGAAGTTGTGACATTTGCATAGGTTAAACCTTCCTTGGTGCCTTGCCGGGCATATACAGCCGCCCTAGCGGGTCTTTGCTAGGTTCAAAGCCTAGCGCAAGTTCGTCAACGCTTACGTTGGGAACCGACGTGCCGTTTTGCGACAAGCCAATGTAGCCCGAACCGTACGCGGCGTAAAGCCTGTCGTTACGTTGGTACACTTTGGCTTGTTTGTAAACCCCCTTGTTGCGAAGGATAACAACGGCGTCGTCTATGACATGAAAAAGCGACATAGCCGTTACCCCTTGTAGCCGTACGTCGCAACCATGTTGCCAAGGTTACGGGTAAGGGTAAAGCCTTCCTGCGAAATGCCGTACCCGCGCGACGCTGCGAACGCGATAATTTCGCGGGCTACTTCGTCGGGGTGCGGCACGACTTGCGGGGGTTGCTGCGCTTCGGCGGGGGCCGGGGCTTCTTCGGGTTTGTTCGTCATGGTCAAGCCTTTCGTTGGTTGGTGCGGGTAACAGGGGTCGAACCTGCGCGCCTTGCGGCGGTAGAACCTAAATCTACTGCGTCTACCAATTTCGCCATACCCGCGTTAAGGGGAAGGGAAGCCGCTAGGGCTTCCCTACGTTCGGTTACGCGCCCTTCGGCGGCACAAGTTCCAAGGTCGGCGACGCGAACGACGTAGTAACGATAGTATCGACTACGGCGCGGTCGGCGTCGGAAAGGTTCTTGTATTCGGTAACGGAAAGCGTCGGCGACCATTTGATAAGGCGGTCGGCTTGCCAGTCTTCCAACTTGTCAAGCACGGCGTCTACCTTGTCGGCGTCTTTGTCAACGTTGTAGTTGACCTTGACGACCGCCTTAAGCTTCCAACCGTTGCCAAGTTCGGCGTTCTGCGTGCCGGGCTGTTCTGCGTTGAAAACTTCGGCGACGATAGCCTTGCGCATTTCCATTTCCGCCGACTTCGCGGCTTCAAGCGTCTTGCGTGCGGCTTCCCATGCCATAATCTTTTCGTCGCGCGTCATGTCGGCGAAAGCTTTTGCGGGTTGTGCGAACATGCGGTGTTCCTTTCGTTGCGGTTCTACGTTGACCCTTCGGCCACAACGCAAACCTAGTCACCCTGCCCGGCCATGTCAACAACTATTTTCTAGTATTTTGGAACTTGACCAATTCCCTAGAAGTCGCTAAACGTCGGTCAACCGCACACGCGCCAAGGAAGCGACATGCCCACATTGCTAGACGACACACTAGAAAGGCTGCGTAACGCCCCGCGTTGGCTATCACTTTCGCAAATCGCACAAGAAAGCGGTCTTAAGGTCGCATGGCTTTCGGCGCTAGCGTCGGGGGCTATCGAAGACCCCGGCGTAAAGAAGGTGCAACAGCTACACGATTATTTGCGCGTAGTGCCGACCGACCGTAAGCCCGAAGTCTTGCCCTTCGACCGTATCAAATACATTCCGGCGAACTGTGCCGGGAACCTTCCTATTCGGGCGGTGTACGTCTTCTATAGCGGCGAACTTTGCTTGTACGTCGGTAGTAGTGACAACCTAGGGCGACGGCTACGCGAACACGGGCGCAATAAAGACCTACTAGGCTACGAACCAACGCACGTAGTCTTAACCTACTTTGCCGAAGAAGCTAAGGCACAAATGCTAGCCCTTGAAGCCGCTAAGGTTCGGGCGCTTAAGCCTGTGTTGAACGTTCGGTACGCGAAGGATGCAGCCGAATGACGCATACGCTTTACAACGTACCCGAAGAACTGCGCAATTATCCGCAATGGGTTGTTTGGCGCTACGAAGACCGCGACGGCCCCAAGCCTACCAAGGTGCCGTACGACCCGAAGACCGGGAACCTTGCCAGCGTATCCGACCCGAACACATGGGCTAGCTTCGATACCGTCGTATCGGCCCTAACGTCGGGGCATTGGAACGGCGCGGGCTTCGTGTTGACCGAACGCGACCCGTTTACGTTTATCGACCTTGACGATACCGAAGGCGACCAAGCGGCCCTTAAGGTGCAGCTTCGCGTATTCGACGCGTTCAACAGCTACGCCGAACGCAGCCCGTCGGGCAAAGGCTTGCATATCATTTGCAAGGGGCACGTAACGACGGGCCGTCGCCGGGGCAAAATCGAAGTGTACAGCGAAGGCCGGTATATGACTATGACCGGCGAAGTATTCCACAACGCGCCGATTGCCGAACGGCAAAGCCTAGTCAATACCCTTTGGTCGGAACTTGGCGGCGGTGCGAAGGCGAACGCGTACACCGGCACGATTGAACAGAAAGAAACCGACGACGAAGTGATAGCCAAGGCGTCGAAGGCGGTTAACGGCGACAAGTTCGTAAAGCTGCTAAACGGCGATTGGCAAGGCGACTACCCGTCGCAGTCGGAAGCCGACCAAGCCTTTATTAACTTCCTAGCTTTCTACACGCAGAACCCCATACAGATTACGCGCATGTTCCGCGCGTCGCCGTTGGGGCAACGGGAAAAGGCGAAGCGTAACGGCTACGTTAACTTCACAATCAACCGCGCGTTTGACCGCATGTTGCCGCCAATCGACTTCGACGGCATTAAGAACCAACTTGCCGACGCAATCGCAGCGACCGCCCCCGCCCCTGTGGGCACCGGCCCGGCTATCGACCTGTCGTCGCAGATTGCCCGCGCCTTGGCGACCGTGGCACCGGCCCCCGCGCCGGTCTACCAACTGCCCCCGCAACCGACCTACACGCAGCCCGCCCGGCTACCGGCGCACACGCCGTTACCCTTCCCGCCGGGGCTGCTAGGCGACATTGCGCACTTTATCTACGAAGCCGCCCCGCGCCCCGTTCGGGAAATCGCGCTAGCGGGCGCTATCGGGCTTATGGCCGGGGTTTGCGGTCGTGCCTACAACGTGTCGGCGACCGGCCTTAATCAATACGTGCTTCTACTAGCGCCGACCGGCACGGGTAAAGAAGCTATGGCGTCGGGCGTTGAAAGGCTTATGACGTACGTTCAACGCGGCGGCTTGACGCAGGAAGCGGGGCTAGCCGCTATGCCCGCCGTACGCGAATTTATCGGCCCCGCCGAAATATCGTCGGGTCAAGCCTTGGTCAAGTACATAGGCAAGGCGCGTAGCTTCGTGTCTATCGTCGGCGAATTCGGCTTGACTATGCAGCGCCTTTCGCACCCCCGCGCGTCGTCGTCGGAAGTTCAGCTTAAGAAGATGCTGCTAGACCTGTTCAACAAAAGCGGGCATGGCAACGTACTTCGCCCGACAATCTACAGCGACAAGGAAAAGAACACCGACGACGTAATGTCGCCCGCGTTGACTATCCTAGGCGAAAGCACGCCCGAAACCTACTACGCCAACGTAGACGAAACGCTTATTGCCGACGGCTTGTTGCCGCGCTTCCTAGCTATCGAATACACCGGCCCGCGACCGGCCTTGAACGAAGGGCACGCGCATGTTGTGCCGTCGCTTGAACTAATCAAGGGCTTTAGCGACCTGTGCGACAATAGCCTTAAGCTGAATTCGCATAACAGCGTAATCAACTGCGAATTTACCCCCGAAGCCCGCGCGTTCGCCGATTGGGTAGAAACGCACACGACCGACCAAATCAACGCCCCCGACCAACGCGACGTATTCCGGCACCTGTGGAACCGTGCCCACATTAAGACGCTTAAGCTTGCGGCCCTAGCCGCCGTCGGGCAGTACGCTAACGCCGTGCCGGTTATCGACCTTCCTACTATCCAATGGGCTTGGTCTATCGTCGTAGTCGGGGTGCAGTCTATCGTTGCCCGGTTCGATAGCGGCGAAGTCGGAACACGCAGCGAAGAAGGCAAGCAAGCCGCCGACGTGTGCCGCGTGATATGGCAGTACGTTTCGCAGCCCTACGACACGGTAGCCAAGTACGACGTACCCCGGAACATGCACAACGAACACGTTGTACCGTACGCGTACATTCAACGCCGCTTGGTCGCAGCCGCCGCATTCCGCGCCGACCGCACCGGGGCAACGAACGCCATTAAGCGCACTGTGCAGACGTTGATTGACGCGGGCGACCTTCAAGAACTAGGTCGGGCAGACTTGGCGGGCAAGTTCAACAAGTCGGGCCGTGCGTTCGTCGTATCCAACCCTAACAGGTTCACCGGGTCGAAGTGACTAGGCGTACAGCGCAGTTACCCTAAGATATAATGGGTATAATGGGCGTTATATCCGTAAGTCATTGAAAACACACAGATATAACGGGTTTAATGCGTATAATGGTCGAAGACAATAAGAGAGATAGACATACGACGGCCCTACGTTCGGTAACTACGCCCGGTAACTACGATAAGGAAGGAAGAAGAAACCATTATACTTATTATACTTATTATATCTTATCTATTTATCCTTATCTTACAGGCACTTACGGGTATAATGGAAAATATAACGGCTTTATACGAACTTTTCCGACGTAGGGGGTTGACGTAGGTACGAACGTAGGCTATCTAGGATGCAACTAAGCAACGCAGCACAAGGAACCGACAACATGGAAAAACAACTTGTTAAAGCTTTGCGGGCAATCCGCGACGAAGCTAAGAAGGGTAAACCGAACCCGGATAAGATATTTGCGCTAGCTGCAAACGCGCTATCCAAGTACGAAACCACCGACGCCGCTTGATTGTGGGCACATAGGAAAGGAACCCGCTATGCCGTATATCAGCAAGAAACAACTAGCCGAACTGCGCAAGATTGCGGGCACCGCAACCATGTCGCACGCTTCGTTCGGCTTCAATGAACAGGAAGGCTTTGTAGCCGCCCTTGAAACGTTCGGCACGCCGACGCAGACAACCCCCGACGAATATATCAAAGCGCGTACGCGCGTTTGGCGGGAAAGTTGGATTGTCGAACCGCTTACCGCAATCTGCGACGCAATCGAAAGGAAGGCGCAACAATGACGTTTCGCCAAGTGTACGACTGTCTACCGAAAGGGGTTAAAGACATGACAACGAAGAAGCCTATTAACAACGTCACGCAGCTTGACGTTGACTTTGCCGTAGCCGAAGGCACGTTTAAGGCGTACCAACGGGCGGCGACCAAGACCGCCATTTATCCGGGGCAGGGCACGCCGCTAGGGCTTGCCTATTGCGCCTTGAAGCTTAACGGCGAAGCGGGCGAACTTGCCGAACACGTCGGAAAGGCAATGCGCGACGACGACCTTATGTCGGAAGGCGCGTTGAAGTCGGCGCGTATGGCGCTAGTCGTTAAGGAAGTCGGCGACGTGCTTTGGTACCTGTCGGCTATCTGCAACGAAATCGGCTGCACCTTGGAAGACGCCGCCGCAATCAACCTTCGCAAGCTGAAAGACCGAAGCGACCGCGACGCGTTGCAGGGTTCCGGCGACGAACGCTAAAATAATTCGACGTAGCCTATTGACGTAGGCTACGTCGTA